CTACGCCAAAAACTTCCGCAAAGGGGGTGAGGCAAATGGCTGACGTGGATCTGTTCGCCCCGCTGTCCTCCCTACAATGGGTAGACCGGGACACGCTCAGGCCCAATGACTATAACCCCAACAAGGTCAACCGGGAGAACTTGAAGCTGTTGGTGCAATCCATCATGACCAACGGCTGGACGCTCCCCATCGTGGTACGCCCTGACTACACCATCATCGACGGCTTCCACCGCTGGACAGTAGCAGGGGAAGAACCGCTGCATACCAAGCTCGGCGGCAAAGTACCTGTTGTAGTGGTGCGCCATGAGGACACATCCGAGGACATCTACGGCACCGTCACACATAACCGTGCCCGCGGCACACATCTGCTGGAGCCGATGAAAGCCATCGTCAAGAGATTGCTGGATGACGGTAAGACGGTACAAGAGATAGGGCGTCAGCTGGGTATGCGCCCAGAGGAAGTGTTCCGTCTGTCGGATTTCTCCCGTGATGACTTCCTGACCATGATGACCAAGGGTGTCAAAGGGTACAGTCATGCGGAGCTGTTGACCAAGCTCTAAGCGAGAGACAACCTACAATGCCCAAGACAGGCGCAGAGAGCCACGCAGAGAGGCTTCTGTGCTTGCCTTGGGCGTTCCACTGCCCGAAGCGCGAAGCCCCAGGAAAGGCCATTGCAACGCTCGCAGCGACAGCGAGCGGAAAAGGTACTGTGACAGGGGGCTCCCCTTAGCTGCGGGCTCGTCGACCCCAAATAACGAGTAGTTAGTAAAAAAATTTTCCGGGTGTTTCCGTTCCGCTTTTTGGCAGCACCACGGGGAAAGGAGTGGCGGACATGGAGAAGATTACGCTTGAAACAGAGGTCACTTCATCTGAACTGGCCTGTGTCTTGGGCATAACCGGGCGCAACGTCCGGCAGCTGGTCGAGGATGGCCAGCTGGAAAAAAAGGACGGGCGCTTCCTCCTGTGCGATTCCGTCCAGCGGTATGTGGCGTTCAAGTCCAGGAAAGAAGCTGATGACGAAGAAAAGCGGCTGGAGAAAGCGCGGCGCACTGCTGATGTGACAATGAAAGCGTCTAAAGCCCAGATTGCCAAGATGGAGGCTGACGAGCTGCGGGGGAAGATGCACCGAAGCGAGGACGTGGCCGCCATGACCGAGGATTTGATCTACACCGTTCGCGGCTCGCTTATGGCCTTACCTGGACGGTTGGCTGTAGACGTGGCTGCTGTGACCACGCCTGCCGAGGCCGCTGAGATTATCCGCAAGGAAGTCCACGCCCTCATGCGGGAGCTGGCCAACTATCAGTATGACCCAGAGAAGTACGAGGAACGGGTCAGAGAGCGGAGAAAGTGGGAGGCTGGCGGCGGTGATGTAGATGACGAGTAAATCCGCTACGCGGCGTTTGAACGGTGCAATCGCAAAGGCCCTGGCCGGGATGAAGCCTCCGGACGATCTGACCGTGACCCAGTGGGCCGAGCGTCACCGGCGGCTGTCCAGCGAAAGCAGCGCAGAGCCGGGACCCTGGCGAACCAGCCGGACACCGTACCTCCGGGAGCCAATGGACGCATTCACTGATCCGAAAGTGCGGCGAATTGTCATGGTGGCTGCGTCCCAGGTGGGAAAGTCGGAGCTGGAGCTGAACATCATCGGTTACATCATCGACGAGGATCCCGGCTCCATCTTGTTTGTCCATCCCACCACCATTGACGCAAAGGAATTTTCCAAGCTCCGTATCGCGCCGGAAATCCGGGATTGCCCCACGCTGCGCCGGAAAGTGGCCGCGCCCAAGAGCCGGGACAGCGGAAACACGCTGTTGCAAAAGACCTACCCTGGCGGCATTCTGACCATGTGCGGTTCCACCGAGGCCCACGCCCTGGCATCCAAACCTATCCGCTATGTGCTGGGTGACGAGCGGGACCGCTGGGCCACATCCGCCGGCAATGAGGGCGACCCCTGGGAGCTGGCCATGGCCCGCCAGACCACGTTCTATAATGCCAAGGCCGTGGAGGTCAGTACCCCCACCATCAAGAATGCCAGTGCAATCGAGGCATCCTACGGAGAGGGTACGATGGAACGCTGGAAATCCAGGTGCCCCCACTGTGGGCAGTACCACGAAATCCAGTGGGAGCATATTCGGTACGACTACGAGGAAAGCGTGGTCAACCACAAGAAGGTCTACAAGGTCAAAAGCGTGTGGTACAACTGCCCTGGCTGCGGTTGTATCTCTGACGAGGCCACAATGAAGCGGGCTCCCGCCCGCTGGGAGGCGGACAATCCCGCCGCCTATGCACAGGGCGTCCGCTCGTTCTGGCTCAACGCCTTTGTCAGCCAGTGGGCCAGCTGGTCCTCAATCGTCCTCAAATATCTCAACGCCATAGGGAATACCCGGAAACTCCAGGTGGTCTACAACACCTGTTTTGGGCTGCTGTGGGAGGACCGCGGCGACCTGGAGGACGAGGACAGTCTGATGGGGCGGCGCGATGTCGAGGCTTACGGTCTGCAAGAGGGCGGGACGCCCATTGAGCTGCCTGACGGGGTGCTGGTGCTGACCGCCGGCGTGGATACCCAGGACAACCGCATGGAGTATGAGGTTGTCGGCCACGGACACTTCGGGGAAACCTGGGGCATTGAAAAGGGGATCGTCATGGGGCGGCCCGATGATGACGAAACCTGGGCCAAGCTGGACGAGGTTCTGTTTAACCGGGTATTCCGCTTTGCGGATGGGCTGGGCCTGCCGGTGTCGCTGACCTTTGTGGACCAGGGCGGCCACTTCTCCGGCGAGGTCCGGCTGGCGTGTCATGACCGAATCCGCAAAAAGGTGTTTGCGATTATGGGCTCCAAAAACCACGACGCACCTTATACGAAACCGCCCAAGGAACAAAAAATCATGATTCAGGAGCAGTATATCGGGACGTGCTGGATGTATGAAATCGGCGTCGACGCGGGGAAGCAGCGGATCATGGATAATCTGCGCGTTCAGACACCCGGCCCCAACTACTGCCATTTCCCGCGCCGGGATGATTACGGCTCCAGCTATTTCGCCGGTCTGCTGTCTGAGCGGCTGGAATATGACGCGAGCAAAAAGCAGCCCTGGGTATGGAAGAAGATTCCCGGCCATGAGCGCAACGAGGCCCTGGACTGCCGCAACTACGCTATGGCCGCGTTCAAGGCTTTGCCTAAAGACTTGGATGCCATAGACAGGCAGCTTAAAGCCATGCGGGGCCAACGCCCGCCAGCGGCTGTTGCAACGCCACCAGCGGCCCCCGCAGCGCGTCGGCCCAAGGCTAAAAAGGCAAGCTCCAGACTGAACGAATATTTTGACGATTGGTAGGTGGTATCATGGCAAGTGCTGTTGAGCTGAGGGCGCGGCTGGACTTCTGGCAAACCGCGCTGAAAAAGCTGCGCGAAGCATATCTCGCACTGGTGGATGGCGGTGTCAAATCGTACATGATTGATGACCGCCAGCTGACCCGCTTTGATCTCCCCGCGCTCGAAAAGCAGATTGAGGAAGCGGAGGCCAAGGTGGACGAATTGGAAGATCTCTTGAATGGTCAAAGGCCCCGACGGGCTTTTGGTGTGATTCCGAAAGATTGGTAACTGGGTAATCGCCCGAAAGGGCTTTACCGTGGGCGGCTCGGCTGGGGTTTGTTAGCTCCTTTCGCCAGCTGGGCCACCCGCTTTTATAGCAGCATTGGAGGTGGACGCTATCTACTACAAAACCAGATCCGGCCTGCTACTCCCGGACAACGTGAGGCCCCAGGTCAAGGGATACAGCGAGGCCGGGGCCAGTCTGACCCGGCGGGCCATAAAAGGCTTCACGCCGCGCAGCGGCTCACCGAACGAGGACATCAACTGGAACAACGCCACCCTACGGCAGCGGGGGCGTATGCTCTATATGTCCGCGCCGTTGGCCACGTCCGCCGTGAATACCAACCGAACCAAGGTTGTCGGTGTGGGCTTGACACTGAAAAGCGCCGTCAACCGGGACGTGCTGGGCCTCTCCCCGGAGGCAGCCAAGGAGTGGCAGAAGCGGACGGAGGCCGAGTTCCGGCTGTGGGCTGACCGCAAACAGAGCTGTGACGCTATCGGCATGAACAACTTTGACGGACTCCAGCAGCTCGCCCTTGTGTCGTGGCTTATGTCCGGCGATGTGTTCCCGGTGTTCAAACGATACCCTGCCACGCCTATCAGCCCCTATTCCCTGCGGATCCATCTGGTGGAGGCCGACCGGGTGAGTACACCTGACCGCATGGGCGGCGGCGTGGGCTGGCCGGGTATCACGGATGGGGAGAACTATCAGAACGGCAACAAGATTTTTGATGGGGTAGAGGTGGACAGGAATGGCATGGTCGTGGCCTACCACGTTTGCAACAACTACCCCTGGCAGATCACCGGCGACCCCAGCGTGTGGACGCGGGTGGAGGCATACGGACCGCGTACCGGCCTACCCAACATCCTCCATGTGATGAACAGCGAGCGGTGCGACCAATACCGGGGCGTCACCTATTTGGCCCAGGTAATTGAGCCGCTGCTGCAGCTGCGCCGCTATACAGAATCCGAGCTGATGGCGGCACTCATTCAGAGCTTCTTTACTGCGTGGATTGTTACCGAGACAGACCCCAGCAAAATTCCGCTCAACACGGTTGGCGCGAGCGGCATTGTTGGCATTCCTGGGGCGAATCCAGATGAAAACACCATCGCCGATGACCAGAATGAGTACGAGATGGGGCCGGGTATCGTTACGCATCTCAAACAGGGAGAGAAAATTGAGTTCGGAAACCCCAACATCCCCACCACGGGTTTTGATGTTTTTATCAAGACATTCTGCAAGCTAATTGGCGCGGGCCTGGGGATCCCCTATGACGTGTTGATCAAAGAATACAATTCCTCCTATTCGTCCGCGCGGGCTGCGCTGCTGGACGCATGGGAGGATTTTCGTATGCGCCGGAAGTGGTTCGTGGACAATTTCTGCCAGCCTGCCTATGAGGTCTGGCTGGCAGAAGCCGTGGCCCGTGGGCGCGTCAAGGCTCCGGGATTTTTTGATGATCCCCTTATCCGCGCGGCATGGTGCGGGGCACGGTGGATCGGGCCTACCCAGGGCAGCCTTGACCCGCTGAAAGAGGCAAAGGCGGCAGTGCTGCAAATTCAGCACGCGCTTAAAACCCATGAGCAGGTCACCCGCGAGACGGGCGGCGGTGATTGGGATGAAAACGTGGAGCAGGTGGCAGCGGAGAACGCGAAACTGGCTTCCGCTGGCGGCGGGAGTATCCGCATGGAAGTTGACCCCAACGAAAAAGACGATGACGAAGGAGGAGATGGAGACAATGCCTAGTCCGTTGGATATTATTTTCAACCGCAACCGCAAGCCCAAGGCAATCAGTATTAACCGCGGCCCCTATGTCATGGAGATGGCAGACGGGGAGAATGCGGAGATCACCATGTACGGCGAGATCGTGGAAAGGCACCCGAAACACTGGTGGACCGGCGAGCCGTTGGAGGGTGATTTCATCGTGCAGGATGAATTTCTGCGCGACCTGGAAAACCTGTCCGGGGCCAAGACGCTAACCATCCGTATGCACAGCATTGGCGGCGACGCCGGAGTATCTATCCTGATTCACAACCGGCTCCGGGAATTGTCGGCCAATGGAACGGCTCTGAGCTGTATTGTGGATGGCGTAGCCATGTCCGGCGGCTCGCTCATTATGTGTGCCTGCGACAATGTGGAGGTCAACCCCTCCAGCCTCGTCATGATCCACAAAGCGGCGATCTCTATTGAGGATAGCTGCAATGCGGATGATCTGCGGAAACACGTCTCCGCTCTGGACGCATGGGATAAAGCCCAGGTGTCCATATACAAGCGCAAGGCCCCGGGACTTTCCGATATGACAATCTCAAACATGATGGCAAAGACCACCTACATGACCGGGACGGAGGCTGTAGAAAAGGGCTTTGCCAACAAGCTCTTGGAGGATGCGGAACCGCTGAACATTGCCGCCAGTGCCGACGGGCGCAGCCTGTTCGTGCGCGGGCGGCAGGTCCACCTTATGCCTGGGGTATTCGCCCCGGACACGATCCCCACGGTCACACCCGAGGCGGCGGCCCCGGTTGAGGCAAATATTCAAAAGCCGGCGCAGACCGGCGGACAGAATGGAGGAAATATTATGGCAAAAACCCTTGAGGAGTTGCGGAGAGAGGATCCCGCTCTCGCGGAGCAGTTTATGGCCGAGGCCCGCGCCGCTGTGTCCGCGTCCGGCATCCCCGCCGCTCCCGCTACCCCTGCGGCCCCTGCTGCTCCCCCCGCCGCTCCCTCGGCGCAGGGCGCGGAGGGCGTTGATCCCGCCCAGGCAGAGCGGCAGCGGCTCCAGGACATCGATGCCCTGGCCGGTGTGTTCGATGCGGAAACCATCAAAGCGGCCAAGTATGGGGAGCACCCCTGCACCGCCCAAGAAATGGTCTATGCCGCCGCGCAGAAAGCGGCCCAGCAGGGCCAGAAGTTCCTGGCGGCTCTGATGGCTGACACCAGCGGCTCCGGCGCCCAGGATGTGGGCGCGGCCAACGGTGCGGGCAACGATGGTGCCGGCGGTACCGGCAGCCCTGACTCTCCCCAGGCGATGGCGGCTCAGGCGAAAGCCGATGTCGCAAGGTTCCAGCAGATGAAGGAGGTACACTGAACATGAACAATGATCTTCTGCGCAAGGTTGGCAGCATTGGCCAGGACAACCTCTTTGCCAAACTGTTCCCACCCGCCGAGACGTTCGGCGTGACTATCAAGGCCGGCGAGGGAGAACTGGCGCGTGGGACGGTGCTGGTGATGGGTGATGACGGCACCTACACGGTGCTGAACACCGAGACCACCGGCAAGGCCAACTGTGTTCTGGCTGATCCCGTGGACGCCAGCGGCGACAGTGCCGTTACCGGCGTGGCTTACCGCACCGGGCACTTCAATACCCGGGCGCTGATCGTGGCCGACGGCTACACCATGACCGTCACCGACAAGGAGGAACTGCGCAAGGGCGGCATCCTTCTGTCTGAGATGATGGACTGAGGAGGATAAACACGATGAACATTTTCGATACCTACTATATGCTGGCGGCGGTCAATGAGCTGCCCCCCGAGCATACGTTCTTCAAGCGGCGGTACTTCCCCACCAACACCGCCATGGACATCTTCGGCACGTCCAAGGTGCTGGCGGACTACAAGGACAACAAGCAGCGCCGCGCCCCCTTCGTTCTCCCCCGCATCGGCAGCGTGTCCATCGCCCGCGAGGGATTCAGCACTTATGAGCTGGAGCCGGGCAACATCAGCATCTCCATCCCCCTGACCGCTGACCAGCTCCAGAACCGGGGCTTTGGCGAGGCCCTTATGAGTACCATGACCCCGGCCGACCGCGCCCGTATGCTGCTGATCGGCGACCTGAAGGAGCTGTCCTCCCGCATCTCCCGCACCGAGGAATGGCTGGCCATCAAGACCATGTTGGACAACGGCTGCGTCATGCGGCATCAGACCGAGACGCCTGACATCTACCAGGATGTCAAGGTGCAGTTCTATGACGGGACCGACAACCCCGCCCTGTTCACCCCCACGGCCAAGTGGACGCACAGCAAGAAGAACACGGACGGAAGCTGGACTATCGGCACCTGGTACTACGATGTGTGCGCCATGATCAAGATGCTCACCAGCCGGGGCCTCCCCGCCCGGGAGCTGCTGCTGGCCGCCGACGTGGGCGACTTCATCATGGAGGATCCCTGGGTGATGGAGGTCCTGGACAACCGCCGTATGGAGATGGGCCGCATTGAGCCGAAGGAGCTGACCGAGTACGTCACCAACCCCGGCACGTTCAACTTCAAGGGCCGCAAGCTGGATATCCTGGTGAGCGACGGCACCTTTGAGGACGAGAACGGCACCGATACCCCCTATGTCCCCAACGGTACGGCTATCGTCACCGCGCCTGACTGCGGCAAGGGTCTCTATGGCGGTGTGACCCAGCTGGAGCAGGACGGCAATTTCCATACCTACGCCGGTACCCGTGTCCCCCAGCACATCTTCACCGTCCGGCCCCCGGCCAAGGAAACGCAGATGACCAGCCGGCCCTTGTTCGTCCCCAAGCGCAAGTCCCCCTGGAGCGTGGCCAAGGGCGTCCTGTAATGGGCGGGAAAGGAGCAGCTACATGATCAAGATGATTTGCGGCGTTTGCCGCGTGGACGGCACCCTGAAACGGGCCGCTGACGGCCCGTTCTCTTTGCCCCAGGAACAGGAGGTATACCTGGTAAACACGGGCGTTGCGGAGTTCGTTCCCCAATGGCGGCCCGAGCGCGTTGCAACGCCCGCAGAGGGTGAGGACGGCGGCGGTTCGGGCGAGACCCCGCCCGAGGGCGACCCCGCCTCTACGGGGCAGGAAACCGCCGAGCTCCAGGAGGGTGAGGCCGAGGCCCCCGACACCCTGGATATTGTTGATGGCCATTTCACCACCGAGAGCCTGATGGAGTTGTCCCGCGCCGACATGGAGAAGCTGGCCTCCGATTTGGGTGTGGAGGTCAAGAGGACCATGAACAAGAGCGAGATCGCAGCACTGTTGTGTGCAGTGGAGGTCCAGCCCGGCGGCAGCGGCGAGGCCCTGCCCGAGCTGGGCGCGGAGGGGCCGGTGGAATGAGCTTCAAGGATATGGTCGCGGCTGATCTCCACAACGTCTTTCTGAACCTGGGGGAGTTTGCCGAACGGCGCACCGTGGAATATGACGGGGAACGCTATGAGGATATTCCCATTGTTCTCTCCGGCCTCAAGGAAAAAGACCGGCGCCAGCTGGTGAGCGATCATGTCCAAGGGCTTTTCCTGGTGTCCTCGGTGCTGCACTGCGCCCGGGATGACCTTGGCGGCAAGCAGCCGGAGAAAGGTACCCGTATCCGAATCAATGACGAGGAGGGCTGCGGAGGATTCTTCCGGGAGTTCTACGTTGCTTCCTCGGTCTGCGAGCTGGGTATGCTACGGGTGGAACTGGAGGCGATTGGCGAATGAGCGATATTACCAGCGCCGCCAGCAGCCATGCCATTTATGGCGGTGTTATCGTTGATGTGGTTGAGGACAGCCTGGACAAAGCCACCCGGCTCCTGGCCGGTATCAACGGCGGCGTCTACAAGGCAGTGGGGAGCGCATTATCCCGCGCGGCCGCCACTGGCAAGACTGCCGCAAAGCAGCCGGTCACGAAAGAGTACACCATCAGTCAGAGTGAATTTCTGGCCCGTACCAGGAACATCAACCATTTTGTCAGGGAATCCAGCGGCGGCATTTCCGTGGTGTTCGGCTTCCGGGGGAATGTGATCCCGCTGATGAAGTTCAACACCCGAGTCAACGGCAGCGGTCAAATCGTCACACAGGTAAAAAGGTCTGGTTCGGCTGAAACGCTGAACCGGGCCTTTTCTGCTCAGATGGGCGGACACAAGGGCATCTATGAGCGTGTCGGGGTGAAGCGATTCCCCGTGGAAGAACTCTATGGCCCGGCCACGCCGCAGATGATGTATTCCAACGAGGAAGTGACGGACGAAATCGAGCGCAAGGTAGCCGACACCTATGAGAAGCGTATCGACCATGAAATCCTACGCATTCTCAACGGCTGGGGGAGGTAGCCCATGAGCAAAGTTATCCTGCTGGAGCAGCTGAAAGAATTTAGCG